TTACTTAATGCAGTTTTATCTCCAAACAGAACCACACCTTGGCCTGGGAAGTTGACAACTGGATTTATTCTTGCACGATACAATCTATCTCTTTCTGCCTTAGTAGGATTGTAAGAAAGTTTTACTGCACCTCTAACATTTCCTCTATTGAAACCAGCAGGAGAGAAGAAACTATCTGCGATTTGGTCTGTAAATGCACAAAGTCCAGCAGTATCTCCGTTTAACGGCACAAATCTAAATACATCATTGTATTTGTCAAACATATACTTGTAACCACTATCAAATACCACATAAGAAGATGATGGACATAAATCAAATGCAGTAATCACATTACTTGTTGCAGTATTAGATAATGAAACACCGACAGTTGCAGAACGATAAGGTGATGCAAAAGCAACACAATCTCTTCGTTTTTCTACAAGTGCAGTTAACATTGTTACATGAGTGTCTTGAGATGAGGAAGTATCACCAGCTCCACCACCACGACCACCAAGAACTAAGTTAATGTCTAATGATTCTGTATCTTCAAATCTATCATATGCACTTTCATATTCACCAGCAGTTAGTGCATAGTCATCAGTTCCACCAGCAAGTTCTGTTTTTGATGGTGCAGATATTTCTGAATAACCAGATGTTCCACTTTCAAGTGTTACATTACCATCTGCATCTGTTCCACCACTATCTGATGCGTTCAAGATAATGTTATCTCCAGCATCTGTAGAAGAACCATCTGTTCCGTCTAAGATAATAGAACCAGTTGCACCACTAATGTCCTCACCAAAGTTTAGTCCACCAGTATTATGATCCATCCAGTAAATAAATTGTGATGACTTGAAAATTCTATCTGGGTAATAAATGCTATCACCTTGTGGAGATTTTGCATTTGGATTAACAGAAAGATTTGCAAAGGTTTCTAAAACAGCATTTGTTCTATTACCATTTGCATCAACAGAAAAACCAGATATATCACCCTCAGTATCGTAAACTACGATATGTATTTCGTCATTACTACCTCTTTGGTTTTGTGTTGCATAATCAGATGAACCTGGCGCTCCATCAAACAAATCATAAAATCTCCATCTCCTACGAATGTTTGTTCCAGATGTGATTTGACTTTGTAATCCAGCACCATTTACATCATCTTTTAATTTTATTGTTATTGTATTAGTTGTTGTATTTCTTGCAGTTGTCTCGTATTCAAATGTTTCACCAAAATTTACGATATCCCCAACATTGATTGTGCTTGCATCTGTTACTGATATATCTGTTTGTCCTAATGCTTCTGTTCCAGAAGTTGTAGTAACAGCAGTTTGTTCATATGCATTTGCACTTGCACAAATTGAAACACCTAATGCATTTCCATGTGTTCCAGCAGTCCTCGCAGCCCATTCTCCAACAGAACCTTGTCCATCAGCAAAACTTGTTTGGTGATGATCGTCATCTCTAACCAGTAATCCAGTTCCACCAGCCGTTGCATTTAATACTCCAGATTCAGCACGAACAACCTTTAGGTTGTCTGCATATTGTAAGAAGTTAGCAGCAGTGAAAAAAGTTTCAAACTGATTACTTGTGCTCTGTGGTTTACCAAAAATTTGAACTAATTCTTCCTCTGATGAAATGGTTGTAACTGAACTAACTGGGCCTTTTTGAAAAGCACCAGCAATTGCACCAATAGAAGTTGCTACGGCAGGAACGACATTTGTTAAATCTACTTCTCTGACATTTACGCCAGGTGATACTAAAAATGACATGATTTTTTGCTCCTTAATTATAGAGTAAACTCTTATTTCCTTTTATTTATAAAAATAGAGTTTCTAAAAACATTGTTTTATATGTGTCAAAACATATAAATAGTGTCATGGAAACTCATTATCAAAAGTATAAAGAAACTATTAAAAGGGTAGCTCGTAGAAATTACCAAAAAAGAGTCGCATGGTTAAACAATCATCTGCAAAACGAGTCTTGTGTTCATTGTGGAGAAAGTGAAACTATTTGTCTTAAACTATATCCACATGATACAGAGATTCGTAAACAAGCAAAAAGAGTTGGAACAAATGATGATAGTAGAAAAGAAGTTCATAGATTAATGAATAGTTGTAAAGTTGTTTGTTCTAATTGTTGGATAAAACTTGACAACGATTTAATTGAATTTCTTTAATTATTTCATCTCTCTGTTCATCTGTATAGATTGTCCACTCTCTTATTTGGTCTTGTGTTCTACCACATCCTATACATACACTATCTATAAGTTTACAG